AGTTTAGTAGCTAGACCCTATGGCGGTGTTTTTAATGTAAAAGACAGGGTTTTATCAAGTTCAGGTTATAGTACGATTGAATATCCTTACCCTTTAAAATTTACTGAAAAAACAGATATAGAAATTAGGGCTAAAGCAGACTCAGCAGGAGGAACAGTTACCGTTTCTGCTGCTTTAGATATAATATTAATTCAGAATAGACCTTATCCTGAGTAATGGCCGAAAGAAAAAAAGCAAAACCTATACGCAGAACAACCAAAGGCAAAGGCGCTAACTATAGACCTACCAAGTCCGGGGCTGGTATGACTAAAAAGGGTGTTAGAGAATATCGTAAAAAAAATCCCGGATCTAATTTAAAAACTGCTGTAACAGGCAAAGTTAAAAAAGGAAGCAAGGATGCTAACAGACGTAAGTCTTATTGCGCTAGATCACTTGGACAACTTAAAAGAAGTTCAGCTAAAACTAGGAACGATCCTAATTCAAGAATACGTCAAGCAAGACGAAGATGGAAATGTTAAATGGCTAAAGCAAAAAGCAAAGGAAAGATATGTGCAAAAGGAAAAGCTTGGGCTCAAAGAACTTTTGATGTGTATCCTAGTGCATATGCTAATTTAGCAGCATCTAAATATTGCAAAGATCCAAACTATGCAAAAAAATCTAAAGCAAAAAAAATGAAAGAAGGTGGGCTTGTTAATATAAAAGGACAAGGCATTGTATTAAAAGAAAGACTTAGATAATGGGACAATTACAAACATGGCTTGACGAAAAATGGGTAGACATATCTCGTAAAGTAAAAGGAAAACATCCTAAGTGTGGTAGAAAGAAAGCTGGTAAAGGCGGCTATCCAAAATGTGTACCAAAAAAGAAAGCAGCTGAAATGTCTGCATCAGAAAAGAAAAGCGCAGTTCAAAGAAAGAGAGCTGCTAATAATACTGGACCAAAACCAACCAATGTTAAAACTATGAAAAACGGTGGAGAGGTGAGGAGAATTGCTAGAGGTTGTGGTAAAGTAATGAGCAACAGAAGAAAAAAAACTAAATATTCATAATGGCATTATCAGGAACAACAGACTTTGAACCAAACGTAGCTGAGTTCGTAGAGGAAGCATTTGAAAGATGCGGCCTAGAACTTAGAACTGGCTATGATTTAAAAACTGCAAGACGGTCTATTAACCTTATGCTTGCTGAATGGGCTAACCGTGGTCTTAATCAGTGGACAATAGAACAAGCAACACAAACAGTTACTGAAGGTCAAAACGATTACACATTAAATTCTAATGTTATTGATATATTAGATTGTTCAATCAGAAGAAACACTGATGGAACTGATTTAGATCTTCAGATGTCTAGGGTTAGCAGAAGTGAGTATTTAAATATACCAACCAAGTCTACCAAGTCTAGACCTTCTCAATTTTTTCTAGACAAGCTAACAACTCCTGTTTTAAAAATATGGCCAGCTCCAGAAAATTCAACTGATGTTTTAGTTTTTAACAAGCTAGTAAGGATGGATGACGCTGATGCCGGGACTAATACCATGGATATGCCTTTTAGATTTTATCCCTGTTTTGCAGCTGGACTTGCATATTACATTGCAATCAAGAAAGCTCCTGACAGAGTTGGCATGTTAAAACAAATGTACGAAGAAGAGTTTGAAAGAGCTCTATCACAGGACGAAGATCGAGCTTCATTTAGAATAGCTCCATACAGACAAGGGTACTAATATGGCATACGCTACAGGCAAGTATGCGATAGCACAATGCGATAGATGTGCTTTTGAGTATCCGCTTAATCAATTAAAAAAAGAATGGAATGGTCTTAAAACTTGTCCAGAGTGCTGGGAACCTAAACATCCCCAGCTAGAGCCACTTCCTCATGTAATGGATCCAGAGGCTTTATATGAGCCTAGGCCTAATACAGACAAAGAAGTAGGCGAAGGATATGTGGTGGTCATCTATACAAATATTTACGAACAACACTACATGAGCTCAGATATCATAGGAACAAATTTTTTAGTTCCTGAAATGACAGGTGCTGTTGGAGAGGTTACAATTACAACATCATGACGTTAGCTGAATTAACAACATTAATACAAAATTATACTCAGAATACTGAAACAACTTTTACAAATACAATAAATGATTTTATTGAAACTTGCGAAGAAAGGTTGTTTGAGCTTGTTCAGTTTGATTTTTTTAGAAAAAATGTTACAGGAAATTTAACCACTGGAAATACATATCTTACAGCTCCATCAGATTTTCAATTAAGTTTTTCTTTAGCTGTTATTGATGGAAATGGAGACTATCACTATTTAGATAAAAAACATACAAGCTTTATGCGTGAGTATGCCCCGGATCCAACAGCTATATCAGAAAGAGGCAGACCTTTATATTATGCAGATTTTGATAAAGAGCTTTCTACAGGCTCTGATAATGGATCTACTCTTATTGTTGCTCCTGTTCCAGATCAAGACTACAACGTTGAACTTCATTATCTTTACAAGCCATCTAGTTTAACATCTCAAACTTCTGGGACTTGGCTTTCACAAAATGCTTCTAATGCATTGCTTTATGGAAGTTTAATAGAAGCATACATATTTATGAAAGGCGATCCCGATATGATGGCTTTATATCAATCAAGATTTGCAGAAGAAATTGCAAGATTAAAAAACATGGCAGAAGCCAGAGGAAGAAAAGACGAATACAGATACGATTCGCTTAGAACAACGGTTACATAAAGGAGAGAGAAAATGAAACCAATCAAGAAGCTTGAAGGCAAGACTGTAGCTATTGTCGGAATGGGCAAAAGCTGGTTTGACTATAACTTAGCAAAATCACATGGATCACACTTTGATGAAGTTTGGGCTATCAACGCGGTGGCCTCTGTTATTTATCATGACAGAGTATTTATGATGGATCCAGCATCTAGGTTTTTAGATGGAGATGATGCTGGAGGCCAAACCGATAGTATGGCTAAACTTCTTACTGAACATGAAGGCCCGGTTTACACATGCGAATTAGATGATCGTTGTCCTGGCCTTGTTGAATATCCTATTGATGAAGTATTAGCTGGATGCGGATCTCATTATCTAAACAATACTGTTGCTTATGCAGTAGCATTTGCTTTATGGAACAAGGTTGGAAAAATTAAAATGTTTGGAATTGATTTTAGTTATAAAGGTAATTTGCATTTTGCTGAAGCAGGCAGAGCTTCTGTAGAGTTTTGGTTAAGCAAAGCTATGTTTAATGGCATTCAAGTTGAGGTTGCTGCTACTAGTTATCTTCTTGATACAGCTGTTCCAGCTGACGAAAAACTTTATGGCTACCATCGTTTAGATGATCCTTTGGTTGTTATTACAGATGAGAAGGGAGTCTTGATTGCTAAAAAAAGAAGTCAACTACAACAATTTAAACAAGAACAAGAACCTGTTTTGATTGATAGAAATGATACTCATCTTAAAAAAAATAAAGTAGGAGAACCTAACAAATGGTAATGAGTTATAAAGCTGGACCCGAGCTGGGAATTATAGAAGTTCATACAACAAACGAAGGCGGCCATCCGCCTGAGTTTTGGGCAAAACTTTGTATTGATAGAATCATTCAAACAAGCGAAGATGCTCCTGAACAAATACAAGAGCAAGTTAAAACTTACAAAGACAACATTACAAAAGTTATTGAACAATATATGCAAAATGCTATAAAATCTGATAGGATTACAATTAATAATAAATTAGATAAAGAAGGTTTAACTCAAGCTTCTGATTTAATTAGGAAACTATAATTATGGCAATTACATCAACACTTACAACAAGTTTTAAAGTAGAGCTTTTAAAAGGCAATCACGATTTCGATACTGGAGCTGATGCTTTTAAACTGGCTTTGTATACTTCATCAGCAACTTTAGGTGCTACCACTACTTCGTTTACTACTACTGGAGAAGCATCTGGTACTAACTATACTTCAGGTGGAGCTGCTCTAACAAATGTAACTCCAACAAGTTCTGGTACTACTGCGTTTTGTGACTTTAATGATTTAACCTTTGGTACAGCTACTATTACTGCTAGAGGTTGTATGATTTATAACTCAAGCGATTCAAACAAATCTGTCGCTACTATTGATTTTGGTGGTGATAAAACTTCAACTGCTGGAGACTTTACCATAGTCTTTCCTGCTGCTGCTTCTTCTACTGCTATTATCAGAATAGCTTAAAGGTAGCCGATTATGGCTGTTGGATGGGGTCGTTCTGAATGGGGATCGGGTCCTTGGGGCGAGCCTGCTGTAACTCTTGTAAATGTAACTGGCCTAGCAGCAACATCTGCTTTAGGTACTGTTACAACTGACGCAGAAGCAAATGTAGCTGTTACAGGGCAAAGCGCTACTGGAGCTGTAAGCGGAGTTGGGGTAAACGGACAAGCGGTTGCAACACTTCCATCTATTGTTTCTTCTGTTGGAACGCCAACAGTCATTGCTGACGCAGAAGCAAATGTTTTTCCAACAGGCCAAGCGGGAACTTCTGCTCTTGGAACAATTGCAGTTGATGCTGAGGCAAATGTAACTCTTACGGGCATTCAGCTTACTTCGGCTCTTGGAACTGTAACTCAAATAGGTAAAGCAAATATAACTCCTAGCAGTCAAGTTGGAACTTCTGCTTTAGGCACATTAACTGTTGATGCTGAAGCTAACGTCACTCCAGCCAGTCAAGTAGCAACATCTGCTTTAGGAACAGTTACCACAGAATCACAAGCTGTTGTATCATTAAATGGCCTGGTTAGTACCCTTGGAAATGTTTCTGTTAGTATTGAGGGTGATGCAAATGTTATTATTACAACAGGAGTTGCTGGAACATCTGCGCTAGGATCTATTTCTCTTGTAACCAACAATAACATTTCTGTAGTAGGGTATAGCGTAACAGGGTCTGTTGGAACTGTTACCTTTAATGCAAAAGCAAACGTATTCCCAAATGGAGTTAGCGCAACAGGCCAGGTAGGCAAACTTTTAATATGGTCACGTATTGATGAAAACCAAACTCCAAACTATACTACTATAACTGATACGCAATCATCTTCTTTTTCAGAAATAGATGACACTCAAATACCAACTTGGGAAGAAGTAGCGTAGAATAACAAACAGAGGCAATATATGGCAACTTATGTAAATGATTTAAGACTCAAGGAAATCGCCACAGGTGATGAGTCAGGAACTTGGGGAACAAGTACCAACACAAACTTAGAACTGATTGCGGATGCCTTTAGTTACGCAACCAAAGATTGTTTTGCAACAGACGCAGACGCAACCGAAACTATGGCAGACGGTGTTGCTGATGAAATTAGAAGTCTTTACTTAAAAGTAACTTCATCAGCTACTTTAACCGCAACTAGAACTTTAACTCTAGCACCTAACACTGTATCTAAAACTTGGATTATTGAAAACGCTACAACTGGCGGTCAATCCATAAGTATTTCTCAAGGTTCAGGTGCAAATGTAACTATTCCTAACGGAGACGTTAAAGTAATTTATACAGACGGAGCAGGAGCAGGAGCTGCTGTTGTAGATGCGTTTACTGATTTGAATTTGGCTGGTACTACCAAAGCAGTCAACCTAACAGGATCAGGCAATCTGTCTTTTGATGGCGGAACAATTAAACTTGATGGTAATTATCCAACTGGTACAGCCAACGTAGCTTTAGGTGATACAGCTTTAGATAGTCTTACAAGTGGTGGATATAATGTAGCTATAGGAAGTCAAGCACTTACTGCAAATACTGAAGGTTCTGCAAATATTGCAATGGGTTTTGGAGCTTTGGATGCAAATTCAACTGGTGGTTCTAATACTAGTATTGGACATAACTCACTTACAGCTAATACAACAGCATCAGATAATACAGCTTTAGGTTCAGCGACATTACAAGCTAATACTACAGGTGCTGGAAATACTGCTATTGGTAAAGATGCTTTAAATGCAAATACTACTGCTAGTAACAATACTGCTATTGGTTTGGATGCTTTAACAGCAAACACTACAGGCTCTGAAAATACCGCATTAGGTGGTAATGCTTTAGACGCAAACACTACTGCTAATGATAATACAGCTATAGGTTATAACGCTTTGAGTGCTAACACTACTGGTGCTTCTAACAGCGTTCTTGGTGCTTATGCACTAGATGGTAACACCACAGGTGCTAATAATGTTGCAATAGGTAGAGCATCTTTAGGTGCT